TTGCGAACTAGTTGTTGTGCTCCAATGTCCTTGAGACCCACCTGGAAGGGCGTCAGAGAACCAGAACCGTCAATTGTGATGACTTGATCCCTACGAGCGTTCTCGGCGCTCAGAGCGAGTTTAAATTCGTTGCCATTGACTCGTTTGACATAATATGGTTGATCAGTATTGAGACCAACAGCACTTCCAGTGAAAATTACAATTTCACCACTCAAGAAATTATGATCAGCAACATTAATGGTGTCACCAGTCACACTAAAGGACCTTATACGTTTTTGTGGGTCTATGTCATAATGTGGCAGACTGTTAGATGCCACATACACTGAAGATCCGTCAGAATACGTGTTTTGGATATTTGCTACAAAATCTTTATTGGTTCTTAGTTTCGCACGGATAAAATACTTGTCCCCAACAGTCAAAGTCGGACAGTTAATGTCTAGCGTTTTTGAATTGATTACATTAGTGATGGATGCGTCCAATATCGCACCATCTTGATCAATTACCTCAATTTGATCAGTTTCATTAAAGAAAGAGTCGTCAAGTAATTTAATTCTGTAATTATTAGGTCCAGTGAGACTAAAAGTGTCAATACTGTATTTGACAGCACTATTTTGAATCCAAGAATGGAATCTTAGGTCATCTTGCTTTTTGCCAAGAGTTTTAATTTTGATTATGTTCTCAGGAGTCTGATTTGTACCGGAACCATCAAAAGCGATTATGGAACTTAGGACACGAAGTTGTACAGGACTCTCAAGATCTCCATTTTCATAAGAAACAGCAACATCTCCCTGATTCAGAGTTTGACCGATTCCGATCGTCTCCCCCACACCAGTTACATTCAAAAACTCAGTAAGAGTTTTGTCAGTATACTCAATAGTCGTTCCATCAAAGACGACCGAGGACGAATTAGCGTATCCTACCGTAGAATCGACACAAAGAACCGTCGCACCGACGCCAACACTCTTTGTAAGGTATGTTCTATTAGTTGGAACAAATTTATTAACTAGAGTATCACTAGAAAGTCTAAATTTGTAATATAATCGTTTGTTTAAGGATACGGACTCAACCGCGTAAATAGAACCGCTCGCATTGCCTTGTGTAAGCGTCTGTGAGACGGTCTTAGTCGGGTCTCCACTGATTACTTCACAAACAAGTACATCGTTGACTACAAACTCAGCATCGGATGGTCTGAATAGGAACTCTTGAGGTTGAACCATCTCAACCTTCTCATCATATAGAGCACCGAAGAGAATCTTGAATGCTTCTTCAGTTCCTTTTGACTTATAGAAGTCTTTTGCCTGTCTAATGAAGTTGGACTGATCCAGATTGCCGTTCAGGATCCTTTCTTGGAATCCAGGAAGAATCTGTGTCTTCAGTTTCCTTAGAAACTGCTGCAAGAAGACATTACTGAGATTCGTTACTCTAGATTTAGCAGCATGAGTTGCTACACCACTAATAGTAAAAGTTAGATGCTCTGGTTGATTCGTTTTAGCATTATTCTCAATGCCACTGAAACCACGAACACATCCAGTAAACGATGTAGATCCAATACCGGTGTAGGTAATGATCTCATCGTTGATTTTGAATAGACCCCACTGATTAGGGAACCCTTTTGTGGAATCTACAAAGATAGTAGAGTCAACACCACTGATGTAAGTGGTTAAAGATGTGAACCCAGTAAGAGTTTCGTTATTAAGAAAATCTAGTGACTTATATTCTGTTAAATTTTCGGCAATATCAACCGGACCACCCTGGAACTCCTGAGAGTAGTAATATTGTTTTAAAAATTCGCCAAACAGAGGATTTTCAAAGTCAATATACTCAGGTATCTGACTTTGAATAACCTCATTAATTTTTACACGGGATAGGGAGGTCTCGATCATCTCTTATCTGGTTTTCTTACCGTTTTGGTAGCTAGATTGTGGTTGATAACGAGTTCCAGAGGTATTAGCACCAGAGGAGATGCTATCCAATCTCATAAAGAAGTTACTCTTGGAAACATCGAGTTGTAGATACAGTTCCTTACGTGCCAAAACGTCATTTGACATTGGAATTGCCTGAATCTCAATAATATTGTCGGGTAGAACTGTTGACGTTATGTTCACAGTATCTATAAGCAATTCACCAGTCTCATAATTGACTGTTCCAAATTTAGTAGAAACAATTTCTGGTTCCGAGTTATTATTCAGTGTGAATAGGAAAAGATTGCCGATGGTAGAACCCACCACAACCTTGTCTGCCACGTAAACTACGCCATCAATACCAGATACGTTAAATCCTGTTGACTTAATATTGTATTCGTCATTGCCACGGAAAAATTCATTATCAAAGCACAATTCATAGTTGGCAAACTGATTAATCAGTGCGGATAGGTTTCTACGAATCCTAACAGTCGTAATATTTGATGTGATAGAGGTATCAACCTCATCAATCAATGATGTAAAATTGGAATATTTGAATCTTCCTCCAAATTTATTTAATTCTTCACTTTGAGCATACTGAGTGATGGAAGAGACCACATTTGCTTTCAAATTATTGGGGTCACCGACAAAATTTGGGTTATAATAGACGTAACTATCAACCTCAACATACAAATACTTAAGATTTATGAAACTTGGAACAATTCCAGCAACAGAATAACTTTTCAGTGACTGTAAAAGTTGCTTTTTGGTCGATTCTGCGAGGAAAGCACCGTTTCTTGGTTTGGCAGCGATGAAAACACGACCAAATTGCGGTGGATTTAGGTCTTCACCCCCATAAGCACTCACAGATTCAATATTTGGGTAGATAGAAGGTAAGATTGCCTCATAGTCAGACGCAGTTACCGCCCTATTTTGGGCAGCATAGCGCCTTGGAGCGTAATTTCTGATGGATTGGACGGTTTCAATGTCATCTCCGTTCTCAGAAGGCACTCTTGGAAAGACATTTGGTGAAAATGACGTAATATTTGCGCCATTCTCGTCACTAATCGTCCCAACAAAGTTAAAAGCGTTCGCTCCGTTTCCATCTTTACCGTCAGTTTTGATATAAGACGTTTCAATAACGTTACCAGACTGGAGTTTTCTGCCAAAAATACCATCACCGAACAAAATTTCGTATTTTTCGTCCGTTGTTTCTTGAATTAGGTAGATATTTGATGTAGAAGTGATGCCAATAATATTATCAACCAGTTTATATTCGGTAACAGTCGTAGAAGACGAGTCTTCCTTAACCTTTACACGCAAAGTTGAGGTGTCAATGTCACTATTTGGAAGAATATATCGAGCGTTTGGTTGATTATTATCTACAGTCCAACTTTTTTCTAGATATTGACCCTGAAAAATAGTTAATGTTCCCTCAGTAATTCCGTTTGTTGTCGGAGATACGTGTTTTTCGGGAATTGAGAATAAAAAATTCTTATCAGATACCACCGAATTAGCAATTAGTCCGGGTTCAAACGTAATTGTGGCGTTCGATGTGGCGATACCAGAAACCTGATAGTCAATTTGTGCCACCGCTGCGCGTTTGGAACGAGGAACATATCCAATATTACGCGCAAGCGAGACAATATTTTCTCTTAGCGTTGCGGAATCGATAAACGATTCGTTCACCACCATGTTTGTATTGTAGGCGGTGATATATGAATTATAAGCAAGCAGATTGATAATGACTGTGAGGTTAGAACCTTCAAAGTCAAAGTCGGAGAAGTTAGTGTTCTCCCTCAGATAGTCCTTAATTGAGGACTTGATATCCTCAAAGTTTAGATTAGTAAACTGAGTTAGTGCCATATTAGAGTCTAGTTGGTTCTAGAATGAAAGTGACAGTCTGATTGGGTGTTGATAAACCAACTATGTCATAACGAATCTCAACTTCTATACCGTTCTCGTCAGGACGAGGAGTAACAAAGACATCAGTCAATCTTACTCTAGGTTCAAAGTTTGTAATTGTAGTTTCAATTTCAGTTTGAATTGGTACGACTAAATCTTCTGTTGCCAATTCAAATAAAGAACCAGTAATATTTGTACCAATTAGATCGTTAAAGAAAACTTCCCCGATGTTAATACGTACAAGATTTTGTACAGCACGTTTGATAGCATCAGCATTCTTTAGCGGAAGCAAATCATTCGTAACTGGGTGACGTTTAAAAGACAACGAGATGTCTTTAAAACCTCTAGATATCTCTTGAAGAGGCACTTTATACGATCTTCGTGTATTTAGTGCTATTTAGAGACAAAAAAAGGGGGTCCGTAAGACCCCCCGAATATTCACTTACCTTGACCTCGGTATGCTTTCTTTTTACCGTTGCGAGAAGTTGCTGCCAGTTTGGTAT